CTTTTGTCCAGCATCCCATTTAAAAATTCCTTCCTTAAAGCAATCTTCATCGGAAATGTCTTGCAACCGTTCTATCTTGATGTCGGTAATGCGGATATGATGGGGCATGAGGTCAGCTTTTGTAAACATAGCATTACTCCATCCTTTTGTATGTGTCAATTTGTCTAATTCGTATTTGTCACAATACGCAGAACTTAATATATCTTTGTACGGCTGGGATATTGCCACTACATCACCAATATGCCATTTCGATTTATTGGCGGTGGGGTTAATTGGGTCTAAACAAATACGCCTTGTTTGCGTTTTATGACGTTTCAAAACAGCATCTAATAACCCAAATTTACGATTAAATAATATTCTTTTCATCTGACCTTGTATTCTTTATGTTTCCTTACTGGTGTAGAAAGTGCTTTTTCATAAGTCCATCCACACATTCTAACCCTTGTATTAACAGCACTTCTCTTAATTCCTATTTTATCACACCATTGTTGCAAATCTAATGTTGTTCCGTTAATGGTTATAAGAATGTTGCATCGTTTATTGTCATTTTGCTCTTTTGGAGTAGCCCAACGACAATTAGATGGCTCATAGTTGCCATTGTGATTTATTCGGTCTATGGATAGCTCTTTTGAATATCCATTGTCCATAGACCAATTATAAAATGCAGTAAAATCTTTCTTCCATTGTTGGCACATTGATATACCACGACCGCCATATCTATCGTATGCAGGATTGCTTTTTGTATAGCATCTTGACTTCATCCCAGACCAAATACGATATAGCCTTGTATTTTTCAATCCATGCTTAATGTTTTTGCTCTCATTAATAAGACACCCACAAGATTTCGTATTACCTGTAGTTAAGGCATTAGAACGAACAACGCAATGAGTTCCACAATCGCAAATACAATCGTAATAGTATTTCCTATCATTCCCTTTGTGATTGATTCCTATCACTGTTAATTTTCCAAATTTTGTTCCTTGTTGTATCATATTGTTTGAGTATTTTCCCTTTCCAATACAGCCTGGGTTAGGCTATATTTATCATTGAACATTATCTTCTTCATTGCTGTTTCTCCTCTACTTTAAAAGATAATTTCTCAAGTTTCTCCATCTGCTTACGAAGAGAAGCGATTTTCCTAATCTTCATTTCTTCCGCCTTTTTCAACGCTTCGGATTTATCGGTGAATGCGTTTTCCCCTATACGGAAGTAAGAACATAAACCATCCCTTACATATTCTCTATCTTCAAATCTACTTCTAATAATATCTGTTTCTATCTCTTTAATACCTTCTGTTAAGGCATACTTTGTTATAAATACTTTTGCCATAGTTGTAATCATTTATAAGGTTAAAGTGAATTAAGAGAGGCAGCGGACACGGGGCGAACCCAATCGTCACTGTCCTGAATGTTGTCGTATCTAAAACCGTCGCCCCAACTGAGAATAAAATTGCGTTTGTTTCCTTTTCTCGTAGAACACCAATACCAGTCATCTTTCACTGGTTGTTTTCCGCAGATAGCTAAGGCTGCATTCAGCATAACCTTATGTTCATACCCTAAGACACTCTCTTGTAGTGTAGGAATGCGCCAACTTAATCCACATAAGTCCAATGCTATGACTTTCTCAGCAATTTCGCTTCCGGATGCAGCCAATGCTTTGGTATTGCCTATTCCATCGGTATCCTTCATGCCTTCTTCTGTGGTTGGATATATCTTTCCTGTTTGTTCTTTCTCCCAATCAAGAAGAATATGGGTATCATTATCCATATCTTCCGGATAGAAGAATAAAGCATTGCCATCATGGATAATAACTGCACATTGTGCCTGTTCGTTTTCTTCATGCAGTCCCCAAAATTTAGGTTTTACAAAATTCTTATTGACGGTAAAGATGAATACACCATTACCTACATTTTCTTTTGTGTAAATTCCTTTGCTCATAATCATATAAGTTTTAATATTTCTCAAAATTTGGGATTTGTAAATAGAAAGAGTTTCGAGACATGGGAAGCCAACACTTTTGCTCCTCATTGCACGTATTCCAATTATCTTCCCCAAATTCATCATTTAATGCTTCCACTATCTTATAGGCTACATCTTTTACAAAACGAGTATTAAGTATCCTCTTGCCTTTAATAACGATTGTAGGTGTATAGAGTGAAATTTTATACTCCCCACCGTTTTCTATCGACCAGCTACCTTGTGCTACTGTAATGTGCGGATTGGTTTCATTCTTATACTCTTGTACTATACTTAGATAGCCATTAAAATAGTTGGCTATTAGTTCCGACTTATATACTTTTAGCCCCGTTGCTTTTTCTAAAAGTTTTCTAAGCCTATAAGCATCATTTACAACAGGGTCCATTCTCATATAAGTTTTAATGCTTCTTGTATCCCGGCTTCCAGTGCTTCCTCGTAGGTGACATATACTTTATAGCCATTCCCTTTGTTTATTTCGTTCTCCATCCAGTC